TTATACTTCGATTCCGTTATCTGTGAGAATCTTTCTGAGAAGACGAATCTCGCTGTCCTTAGACTTGATAGTCTCGTTCTGTGCGTTGATGATCTGAATGAGCTGGGCATTCTTATCCTTGAAAGATTCTTCTTCTCGCTCCTTGGCCCGTTCCGTTCCCGTAGTTATGTTTTGACTATTGTCACCAACGTTCCCGGCATTTATCAACTTCGCCATCGGTATGCCGTGCTTAAACGCCTCGTTGATGGACTCTTCTATCTTCTGATGCGTTTCGACTGGCTGAATTACCATATTTCCATTCATACTGCCGCTTCCATACTTTAGCCAGCTATAGCTAACCCCAAGAGAATTACATATCTTGCTAATCGTTCCCTCGGATATCGACAGCTTTCCGCTTCTCATCTTGCCGATGTTGTTGGTTCCTGTAGCCTTCATAAAGGCATTCTCACTCATCTTCTTGATCTTGATGAGATAATCTAACCTTTCTTGTACCGAATTTAATGTTCCCATAATGTTTCTTAGTTTTATATTTGCAACTAAATTGACCCGAAACGTTAAAATTCGGTAATATACCGAAGTATTTTACCGAAACATTAGGTATTTTACCGAAGTTTTTGTACCTTTGCACTCGTTAACGGTCGAGTAACCAACAAAGCCGTTACAAACGGAGGCTTGTGCGACCGAAAGTACGTACTTTACATTGACACTGCAAATATACGACTTTTTTCGCATACCTCCAAATTTTAAACGAATTATTTAAGTAACCAAGATGAAAAAGGTCGCAAGAATAACAAAACAGGACATATTGGGCATCAAACCAGGAAAATTTGAAGTCTTTCTGCTTGAGTCCGCAAGAGCAGTTCGGTCGGCAGTAACATACGCCTATCAGCTTGCTCAATACGAAGATTTGCCGAAGGGTGTACTCAAATACTCAACTTCGGCAGACTATAAGAACCATACAGCGATTATCACCGCTGTTCCGGTTGAGTAGTAAACTTTAAAAGATTAAAGTATGGAGGAAATTATAAAACTCGGAAGAACCGATACAATGACATCTCTCGAAATTGCAGAGATAACCGGGAAAAAGCATGCTCATGTGATGCGTGACATTCGTTCATTGATAGAGCAGGGAGTTAACGGATCCAACTTTGGATTGGTTAATTATAAAGATAAAAAAGGAGAGGTGAGGCCAATGTTTGAGCTAACACCAAAGGGTTGCTTGATTTTAGCGAGCGGCTATGACGCTTTGCTCCGTGAGAAAATAATAAATAAGCTTGAAGAACTTGAGAAGAAGAATCACCTGGAGCAGTATCAAGTACCTAAGTCTTTCTCCGAGGCCCTTATGCTTGCAGCAAAGCAGCAGGAGAAGATAGAGCAACAACAGCTTGCTCTAGAATCGAAGAACAAAGAGATTGTACAGCTCTCGGCTACAATCACCGAGATGCAGCCAAAGGTTAGTTATGTTGATACAATCCTTTCGAGCAAGGAGACCGTTACAACGACACAGATTGCTCAAGACTACGGTCAATCAGCAAAAGCGTTCAATATCTTGCTGAGAAACTTCGGCGTTCAACGTAAAGTTGGTGGTCAGTGGATTCTCTACGCAAAGTATCTCCCTTGTGGTTACGTTCAGTCAGAAACAGTTTCTATCACTCATCGTGATGGTAGTGCAGGTTCTGTAATGCACACAAAGTGGACTCAGAAAGGAAGACTATTCTTGTATGATGAGTTAAAGAAACATGATATCCTTCCATTAATTGAGAAATAGCCTATGCCTCGCAAGAAAGTATCAGTAGAGCCTGTCGAAAAGATATGGCTCTCCACAAAAGAGTTCGCCAAATATATTGGTATGAGCACAGGATACATACACGACTTGAGAAGGAGCGGCCAGATTCATCATTATATGATAGGTAACACCGCATTCTTCAAAAAGTCTGATGTTGATGAGCTGATTGAAGGACACAAGGTATGTTGATGTCCAAGGATAGAATACTTTAACATATTTCACATATATTTGAATTTGCCCGTGAGGGTTCTGGAAACAACTCATTGTTAGTTGGGTATTGTTAGCTTAGTTCACAGCGGTGAATGATGGAGCGGATTTTTAATTGGTTAGTCCGCTCCAAAATGGACCAGTAGCTCAGCGGAAGAGCAATCCCCTCCTAAGGGATAGGCCACGAGTCCGAATCTCGTCTGGTTCACACTATCTTACTAATTCCGTTTCGTGTGTATCTCAAACGGTGCAAAGATAAGCCCACGACCTTATAAAGTAGGTAGTTCGGGCAGCTACAATCTTGCATCGGGAGAGGTTCGGAAAGGATTGGAGAAGTAGTTCTTTGACATATTGGACATATAGCGCATTATAGCGTTAGTGTACGTGTAAGATAGTACGGGTAGAGCGGATTTAATTATCTCAGGTCGGGAACCTATAGCGAAGATGCCCAGAAGGAACGCACGTAGCACGGAAGACCAGTTAGACATGATTTACTCTTTCATAAATTTCCCATCCGCCGAACTGCCACGGAACGAAGAATTGTCGTGGTAAGCGGAGGATCAATGAGAAGAAGATGTAAATCTCTGGCCGAAGGTGCCTGGACCTATAACCCCGGCACCGGAGAGTCAAAGAACCCTATGGCCATGCAAGTCCACCATCGAGAATGGTTGGCGTTGGCAAGCCTCTTATATTATATATAAGGTGTAGAATACACAGACTTGAGGTTCTTGCTAATTCAGATCAAAGAGATGATTGGTGTAATGGAAGCACGGCGACAACTAGATGATACCGATTTCTTATCGTCGTTGGTGGGGGTTCGAGTCCCTCTTCATCTCCCATAGATTATACTTTTGGATTTAGTTGGAGGCATAATGTGCCTCTACGCTGTTTTTATTCAGTGTGTTGCTTGTCTGTGAAGACAGGCTCATATCTTGTTTCTAGATTACATTTTATTAATAATGTTTTGCATAACAAGTGCAGCCCGTCTGTGAAGATAGACTGCACAATACGGATCTGTAGCTCAACGGTAGAGCGCCGGGGACATCATCCGGAGACAGGAACGTCCGACTCGTCCCAGATCCACGAAGAATGAAAATTGTGAGTATAATTTTAGTTTAAAATGCGTTCTGGTTAACTATCCTGGCGAGGAGGTGATCGTATTTTTATTATTTAGATTTATTTTTAGTTTCGTGCGCTCTGTACGTGAGTATCGGGCGCCTTAAAATAGCCTATTGTGCGTAGTTGATATATATTCAGGTGGCGTAGCTCAGTAGCAGAGCGCCAGGGGAAGGCCCTTGGAGGTCGATGGTGCGAGTCCATCCGCCACTCCAAAAGATACTTTTCATTTTTCCTAAATTTTAATTAAAACGTTGAAACTAGCCCAGTAGCTCAACTGGATAGAGCCGTGGAATCAGCCGCGAGGTTGGGAGTTCGAGTCTCCCCTGGGTTTACTATAAGTTTGTTCATGGAAGGTTTATTTGTTTTATATTATCTTAGGGTCTGAAGGCGTTCAGCAATAAATGATTCAATTATTCCATAAATACTCCTCCCGCTTGTGAAAGTAGGAGGATTGCTTCGTTAGCTCAGCTGGTTAGAGCTGTAGTCACCATATTGGACTGCGTAAGTCGCAGGTTCGAGTCCTGCACGAGGCACGGCAATGTATATGTCATAAGTTTTTTAGTTTTTAAGTTTTTAATGGAGGGAGTGAGGTCGTCAATTCGGCCTCCTCCCGATTGTTTTGAGTTGGAAACAATATGAAGGTAAAAAAGACAATAAGAATCCGCAAGGAGAATATCAGGGAGCTCAAGAAGCTAGAATGCGTCGAGAGTATTGAACAGAATGGAAGGGACATTCTCGTCCGTTTGAAGCCCGAGCACACAGAAGGAAAGCAGGAGGCCTTCAAGGACGAGTATCTCGTGCAGTGGAATAACGGTAAGTGGCAGCGCTTCGGCGAGGCAGCGTTCAATCATCTCTACAAGAATCCAGCAAAGGAGGCGGGTGCGGCATGGGACGAGTAGGGTCAAAGAAGTATTACGCTCCCGATGGGAACGAATACGATTCCAGGGAAGAGTACCTGTACTTGCAGTACATCCTCGATGATCCTGGCATAAGCTGCATCCACAGGCAGGTAACCATCACTGCAATCAATCCGGTATGGATGCTGAAACCAAAGCAGCTTAAGACTAAGGTCAAGTACGAGAGAAGGTCACTGCTTTACGGGCATAACTATACTGCCGACTTCGTTTACCGGGAAGGCGATAAGATTGTGATATGCGATGTCAAGAGCCTCTACACATCAAAGCTAAGAGAGTTCTCTATAACTACAAAGGCTGTCGTGGCAAGACTTATCGCCCACAACAGGAAACGTCACAACGGCGAATCCGTCGTGATATTCCGCAAGGCTATCAAGGTGAAGAAGGATGAGTGGAAAATCGTTGATTACCCTCCTTCTGACTGTACTATATTATAATAAGGTGTAAAATCTAAAAGATATGGTTATCATTTTCAATAGTTTTCTGCTGACGGTACTAATGTTCGCAGCAGGTGCGTTTATCACAAAATCCCTTGGTTGGGATAAGGAAGACTAGTAGTTTAATTATAAATATTTTAAATTATGGACAAAGACAAGATTATCGTCAGTGTAGTAATTGACAAGCAGGCTCTTATTGACAGAGCATTCGACATCTCGAAGAATCCTTCTGAGTTCAATGAGCTTAAGAAGGTTATCGACGGCAAGAACCAGTTTACTCGTGATATCGACGAGATTGATGATGAAGGCAAGAAGGAGAATAACACGAACCTTTTCGCCGGCATCGCATTGGACATCATTCTCTGTGACAACCAGGAACTGGCAATCACCAAGCGCCTCAATTCGCTTGAGGACAAGAAGAACTCTTTCCTCGCTAAGATGAAGAAGCTCGATGAACTCCAGGAGAAAGTAAAAAGCGGAGAGATGCCAGGCGTTGAAGGTCTCCGTGAGTTATTGAAAGTAATAGAGGAGGGCGAGTAATGGGCGTAGTATCAAAGTACGGAAACCTGTATGATGTCAAGAAGAACATCATCTGTCACGCTCCTGTCACTTCTTCACATTTCGAAAGTATTTTGAAGAAGGGCAATGTGCTTCCGTTGATGAATGGCGTAACAACACCAGAATTGTTCGGAATTCACGCGGACAAGAAATTTAAGCGTGGACGCTGGCGTCGAGTATTAACACATTAATTCATATAACAATGGCAAAAGAAAAAGCAACTATTGCTGCAACCCTCGGTCACGAGTACGAGGACCTGGAGGAGCGTGAGGACTTCCTCGCCAACAACGCGGACTCTGTTGAGAAGATGGAGTTCGTCAAGCGATTCAACTCTGATGAGCTGATGAAGAAGAAGGATCTGTTCGCTCTTCAGTCTGCACGTGCATCTGACATCGAGGAGGAAATCAAGGATTTCCGCGAGCAGAAAAAGGCAGAGCTGAAGCCTATCAAGGAAGAGATTTCTTCTCTCCTTAAGGAAATCAAGCAGAAGGGTAGTATGGTTAACGAGAAGGTTTACAAGTTCGTTGACCGTGAAGCAAAGATGACTGCCTTCTATGACAAGGAGGGCAATCTTGTTTCTTCCCGTCCGGCAACACGTGACGAACTCCCTAAGAATATGTATTCAATTATCCGTGACAAGCAGGCTATGTAGTCTGCTTTCACTTTGTTTTAACTTTTAGACATTTTATAAAATGGACAATGAAAAAATGCAAGTAAATTTTGCTCCGGGACAGACTTCTGCGGAGCTTGTTATCCGTGAGGTTGGTAATGAGAACCCTTATAAGCTTCCTGTCAAGGAACCGCTGAATCTTAGTGTGCATGGTGTTATTACTTGTATCTATGCTTTCCTTGAAAAGCGTTGGGGTACAGAACAGATTGACAAGGAGCATACACATATCCATGTCAATCGAGAGGAACTTACCGTTACCCTTGTAACAAACGAGAACGATATGCGCAAGATGCAGACTATCGTTGGCTCCATTCAGCTGTCTCGCCAGTTTAAGGAATTCCATATCAACGATGAAAAGTTGTGGAAGCCGGTACAGCTTGGTGACTTCTTCCGTCTCAACCGTTCTTACTTCGAGACGAAGGAGAAGAACATGGAGCTCGTCAATCTCCTCAAGAGCTTTTCAGCAAAGGTTCAGACAACAATCAAGAAGGAATTCAGCGATAATGGATCTGTAACTGACAACTATGAGAAGGCTGTAGACTCTAACCTTCCTCCATCGTTCGTTATCAACGTTCCAATCTTCAAGGGCGCCGAGCCTGAGAAGCTTTCAATCGAGACTATCGCTCACGTTGAAGGCAATATGGCATTGCTGACGCTTATCTCTACTGATGCAGAATGTATCATCGAAGAATCCCGCGACAAGATCATCAATACGGAGCTTGACAAGATTCGCAAACTCTGTCCTGAGATTCCTATTATGGAGGTATAATGAGTAGAATCAACGAAATCATCGCATCTATGCCGCCGGGTGAAGCTGCTGCCGTGATCCATCTGAGAGAGGTTCATTCCTGTCTGATGGAACTCGACACGAAGAAAGCTAGAGCTCTGGCGGCTAGAGCTGTCTTCCTAGACTATATAGAGGGTACGGGAAGAAAGCTCGGTAAGACTCCACGTTATTACGAAAGAGTTAACTCTAAAGGCGAAAAGATTAACGTGGAAACTTACTTCAGTTATATCAATAGAGTACATTAATTTTTAATTCTATACAAATGGATATAGAGCAGTTAAACAAAACGCCTCATAATCAGATTTGCGATTTGGCAAGAGACAGATTTATCGAGGTGTACAATCAGAAGTTCGGAGAGGGCGGAGACGTATTTTTTGAAGAACAGAAGGCGTTCTTCAACGAAGAACTTCTCAATGGTCCGTTCAAAGGCTATCTTGAAAAGGCTCCGTCATTGAATATTCACGATGCCTTCATGAACTTGGCAATTAACGGATTGTCTCTCGAAAAGGGAACTACGACACTCTGCTACCTCATGGGCTACAGTAACTACGACAAGAATACCAGACAAACGAATTATACGGCCAAGATTACCTATACTGGATATGGCGAGATTCTTCTTCGCCAACGAGCCGGTCAGATTGTTCGTTGTGACAATCCTGTCGTAGTTTACAATTGTGACGATTTTCGTTTCGGTGAACGAGACGGTCATAAGTACGTTGATTACGCAAAGACTTATCCTCGACCTGAAAATTCATACATCGTTGCTTGTTACGTGAAGATTATTCTTCCGAATAATGCCTACGATTACTTCGTTCTTGACCGCGAAGGTATCGACCGCTTGCGTGAGTATTCGGCTAAATTCGGCGGAAAAGACCGCAAGGCTAATGCTCTTTACGGCGGAAGCTATGTCGGCAGCGATGGAAGAACGTACTTCAAGGATATTGATACAGGCTTCCTTATCTCGAAGACATGCAAGCATGCGTTCAAGGGCTATCCTAAGCTGAAGGTTGGTCTTGGTGCTCTGTTGCAGGCCGACATCGATATGCAGACTCAGCAGAAACCGACTCAGGAAGCCTTTGGTACTGGTGATGCCGCACCGGAAGATAAAGGTGTAAAGGTAAATGTTGATAGTGATTCACCATTTTAAAATTGTTATACATGGCAGAAAATACAGAATTGCAGTTGGTACAACAACAAGCCAACAATATTACAAGACAGATTGCAACGCTAAAATCTGATACGGAAAATGCGGTGCAAGCCAACAGGAAATCTTATGAGGCATGCGTGAATGCAGGTGAGTCTCTGTTGTTTGATATTGGCGTTTCCGGAATGAACGATGCTCTTGACGAGAGAGCCGCTGAGTTTATCAAGAAAGCTAAACTGACAGAGAAAGCAATGACGGAGAAACGTAAGGGTGTTACCCAAGTGTTCGATATTGTCCGTAAGGGTTTTACTATGATGGAGAACCTTATCTCTATCAAGAACACCGATTCTGTTGTCTATAAGATTCAGGAGAAACGCAACGAGTATGCGGCATACAAGCTTGAACAGCAGCGTAAGGCTGAGCAGGAACGCCTGCGCCAGGAGCGCATCAAGGAGGCCAAGATTAAGTTGAAGACTGATACGATTGATATCTTGAACAATCTCCTTACAGAGCATTCTTCTGCTGCTATCAACTCACTTAATAATACGTTCTCTCTTCTCACCCTTGATAACAAGGATGAAGTTAAGAAACGTATTACAGAGTGTTCTGATGTTCTTGACCTCGGACATCTTTTCGTTAATAACAAGCCTTCATACTCTTCCGAAATTGATGAGAATGATGCCAAGGATATTATGAATGGAGCCTACAAGGAGGTTTCCGCTTCTCTTCTTGCATCTTATAAGCAGACCGTAAATGCTACGCGTGATGAGCTTCTTATGAAGTTTGATTCTAAGATTGCTGAACTTCTTGAAATCAAGAAGGCTGAGGAAGAGCGCAAGCGTAAGGAAGAGGAAGCTCGCAAGGCTGAAGAGGAGCGTAAGCGCAAAGAGGAGGAAGCACGTAAGGCTGCCGAGGAAGAGCGCAAGAAGCAGGAGGAGATTCAGCGTATCAAGGACGAGGAGGAGCGCAAGCGCAAGGAGTCAGAGCGGAAAGCTGCCGAGGCTGAACGCAAGGCAAAGGAAGCCGAACTGAAGGCTGCTGAGGAAGAGTGCAAACGTAAGGAAGCAGAAGCTGCCGCTGCTGAGGCTGAACGCAAGGCTAAGGAAGAGGCTATCCGTAAGGCTGATGAAGCCGCCAAGGAAGAGCAGCAGAGAAAGCTTGCGGCTGAGCAGGAGAAGCGTGATGCAGAGAATGCAGCCCAGCACGCTACTGCACAGGCTCAGTCGCTCTTTGCCCAGACTTCCGTTGGAGAAACCGGTAAGCAGAAAATCAAGGTAACAAAACGTCTTGTCGTTACTGACAAAAACGCTTGGCTCGATATTATTCAGCAGTGGTGGACGATTGAAGGCTCTTCTATGTCACCTGACAAACTTGCATCTAAGTTGGAGTTTATGCGCAAAGCTTGCGAGAAACATGCTAACAATGAGGAGGAGTATATCGTTTCTCCTTATATTAAATATGAGGATGAAGTAACAGCTAAGTAATATGGCAGAGCAACCGTTTGACCCTTATTATTCACGTGGTGAGGTTTCCAACTCAGACCTCACCGCATTGAAGTTCGCTCTTAACCCACAACTTAACTTCGTTAAGGAATCAGACAAGAAAAAGGCATTCCATCTTGGCACTCTCGTTGATGCTCTTGTTACCGAACCAGAAAAGTGTAATCATTATGCTATGACGGTTGATGATGAGAAATATACAGAGAAGGATTGGAAATGGGGATTAGACAGACTTGCGGTATTAAAGAAACAAGCAACAAAGGACAGATTTCTTGATTTTGTTCTGAAAAATGCGGTCGGTCAGAAAACATTCATCAATCCGCGCATGAAGATGGAATACCAAGGTTTCAAGTTTGAACTACCTGTGCGATGTAAATTCGACTGGTGGCTTGGCGAGTTTGGCGGTGACTTGAAGACTACCGCGGCTACGTCACAAGAACAATTTGAAGCTCAGATTGATTTCGTGGATTGGGATAGAAGCCGTGCATGGTATATGGACTTGACGCACAGCATTGACCCTAGATACGGAAATCAAGACTTTATCTTTGCAGTCTCAAAGACTAAGAAGAAAGTATTCTACAAAAAGATTGAACGTGGTGACGAGTTGTATTTGCGTGGTAGAGAGAAGGCTCTTGAATGGGCTTTCAGAATGTGGTGTTTATTATAATTATTATTATGTCAGATAAACCAAAATTATACGATTATCAAGAAGAGGGTGTACGCATGGAACTCGCTATGAAGCGTTGCATAAATGGGGATGACATGGGAACGGGCAAAACGATTCAGTCTATTGTTGCCATTGAACGTGCAAAAGCGACTCCTTGCTTGGTTATTTGCCCTGCTGCCCTCAAAGTCAATTGGGAACGTGAAATCAAGAGATTCACAAATCTTCGTCCGCTTATCCTTACGGATTCTGTAAACGCAACATACGGCTATCATCTTACTAAGATGGATTTGTATGATGTGGTTATATGCAACTACGAATCTCTTTCTAAATATTTCGTTGTATCACTCGGAGAAAAGCCGTTAAAGCTTAAAAATTTCATTTTTAGGAATGAGGTCGATATTCTGAAATCGGTCATTATTGATGAGTCTGCAAGAGTTAAAGACCCAACGACAAGGCAGTCAAAAATAATAATGGGTATTTGCCAAGGTAAGGAATATATCTACGAGCTGACAGGTACGCCTGTGGTTAACCATGCTACTGATATGGCTTGTCAGTTGGCTATTCTTGGTAGAATTGATGAATTTGGCGGATATGGCGAGTTCTGTAATAGATATGGAGAAAACGAGAATCTCGAAGAGCTTAATCAAAAGATTCACGAAACATGTTACTTCCGTAGGGAAAAGAAAGATGTGCTCAAAGATTTGCCTGAACTAACAAGAACAACAATTAGTGTTACTCTTGATTCTGAAACACAAGAAGAGTATGATACTTGTCAGAAAGACCTGCTTACATTCCTTCTTGAATATAAGAATTGTTCTGAGGATGAAGCTAGAAAAAAGCTACGAATGAAGGCATTAGTTAAATTTATGAATCTTCGTTCTATATCTGGAAAGGGAAAGATGAAAGCAACAATCGAGTTCCTACATGATACGGAAGAACAGATAATTGTGTTTGCAGAACATCGTGATGTTGTTGATGCAATCAAAAAGGAGTTTCCTAATGAGGTATGTTCCGTTACTGGCTCTGATAATCAGCAGCAGAAACAATGGGCTATTGATTCTTTTCAAGCTAAGAAAAAGAGAATAATCATCTGCTCCATTAAGGCTGCTGGTGTAGGATTAACTCTTACGGCTTCATCGAATGTCGTATTCACGGAGCTACCTTGGACGATGGCAGACTTATCTCAGTGTGAATGCCGTGCTTATCGTAACGGACAGAAGAATGCTGTTACATCGTGGATTCTGATGGGAATTAATACTATTGACAGTTATCTTTATAGTTTGATTATGAAGAAAGGTTCTATAGCATCAAAGGTTACTGGTGAGCAAGATTCCGCTATTAAGGATGTTGCCTACTTTGATGAGTTGGCTGATTTGGTTTTACAAAATTCTTTAAATAAAAAATAATGGAAATTCAAGGAAAAGTTATTGCCGTTTTACCTGAAAGAAGCGGCGTTTCTTCAAGAGGTGAGTGGAAATCTCAAACCTATGTAATAGAAACACAAGAGCAATATCCTAAGAAGATGGCTTTTGATGTTTTTGGAGCGGATAGAATTACTAATTTTGGCATTCAGCTCGGTGAGGTTATTAACGTTAGCTTTGATATTGATGCACATGAATATCAAGGCAGATATTTTAATCAGATTCGTGCTTGGAATGTTGTTCGTCAGGCGCAGCAAGCCCCTGTACAAGGTGGCGGTTTTAGTGGAAATGTTCAGCCTGGCGCACAGACAGCACAACAAGCTATGGCAAGTTCTGCTAATGCTGCTGGAGTGGCAAACCCGACGAATCAGCAAAATCTGTTTCCACCTGAACAACAGTCAGTACAGCAGCCAGCACAGCCGCAAGGGGATAGTTCGGATTTACCATTTTGAGTAAGCCTATGGAATATAAAGTTTGTTTTAAATGCGGAAGACTTCTACCGCTTGATTCATTTTATAAACATTCGCAAATGGGCGATGGACACCTCAATAAGTGTAAGGATTGCACGAAGAAGGATGCTCATAATAGATGGATTAAAAAATCCAAAGACCCAGAATGGGTAGAAAAAGAGCGAGCGAGAGGAAGAGAAAAGTTTCAGAGACTTGGATACAGAGAAAAATATAAAACAACAGGCTTGCATAGTTTCTTGCCAAATGCTTATAATAATATAGCAAGAAAATTTCGCCAGTACGGTTTTACAAAGAAAGGATTTGAGTTCCATCATTGGGATTATCATATTCTCAACTCTGTATTCCAAGTCTCACGTAAAGCTCATAAGTGTTTGCATAGACACATGATATTCAATCATCAAGATTTGTTTTGTTATGAAGAGGATGGTACAAGGCTTACGAGTGAAAAACAAGCAGAAAACTATTTTAATTCAATACTTCAAAAAGAAGGATTTGAAGAAAGGGTAGTTTTAATTCATATTTGATATAAAAAAATGCGATAATGTGGTTCAATCTGAAAAATGTGTTTGAACTGGAAAAGTTTAAGACAAAAGTAGCCGAGTTGGAGAACAAAGGCGCGATGGTAGAGCTGAAAGAAAAGCGTGGGCGTTCCTTAAATCAGAATGCCTACCTTCATTTACTTCTATCAGCCTTTGCGCTTCAATACGGCTACACTCTAGACGAAGTCAAAACACATTTCTATAAGCTAGTAGTGAACAAAGATATATTCCTTAGAGAAGGGATTGATAAATTCACAGGAGAATACTATAAGTATCTTCGTTCTTCTGCCGACCTTACAAAAGACGAAATGAGCAAATCAATTTCTGATTTTAAATCGTGGGCAAAAGAAGATGCTGGTTTTGATTTTCCCGATTCTGATGAATATATCGCACTACTTCATATTCAGCATGATATAGAAAGACAACAAAATTACATACAATAGCTTATGATGTTACCAACTAACATACGTCAGAAATCTAGCGAATTGTTTCCTAATGACGCAGAGAAACAGAAAATATTTTGTATGGGTGCTGCATTCTCGTTAGGAAACGATTTGTCGGATTTCGAGATTACTACAGAGCAAAAACAAGAAGAATATTATCCTTGTCAGGAGGCTCTTGAAATGTGGCTTGCATACAAGAAAGAAAAACGTCAGACTTACAAGCCACGTGGGTTAGAAGCTCTTAAAAAGAAACTTCTACAGTTGTCAAACGGAAATCCCGAATACGCAAAGGTTATCGTTGAGTATTCCATGGGCAACAACTACACTGGGTTGTTCAGTCCTAAAATTAATTACGCAAATAGTTATGAACAACAGCAACGAACTTTCAACAAGATCAACTCAATCCTTGCCGGATGAGTACAAAAAGGCAATCGAGGAATTTGGCGCGCAATACGCTTTGTTCTTGAATAAATACCCGACTCTTCAAAAGAGAATCAGCAGCGTTCCTACGGTGTATGACTCTGTAAAGAACGGCGGACTTTCGTTTGTGGAAATCGACAAGTATTTCAAGGAAGGAGCAAGCGAATGGTGGATCAAAACAATGGTTATTGACCTGTTTATGGTTATAGGTGCATTCGATGCTACTACTCCTTATCAGTTCAAGGCGATTGCACAGCGTATCAGGCAGGAATATTACCATGTATCTCCAGGAGAGCTTACACGATTCTTCTATGAATTTTCCATGGGTGAGTACGGTGAGATTTATGTAGGCAGGACTGTAAATCCACAGAAGTTATTCATCGCTCTCGAAAGGTACATGTGTAAGGTGTACGAGAAGAGAGCCGAGATTGAGAGTCAAAAGAATGTATTACTTCAGAAGAAAGCGGACGAAGAAGCTAGGAGAAACGCCGTGTCTTATGAAGAGTACTGCCGACTGAAAGGTATTGATATTAAGAAATCTCCTCTTGAGGTTTTAAACAGAAAGCTTGAAAGAGAATCAAAACGTGACAAAGATGGCGGACGTAAGTAAGCAGACAGAGGAATGGCTTAACGAGCACCCTGATGCGACAAAGAAAGAAATATGGATGGCTGGTTATTGGAAATCTACCGATAACTGGTGCAACCGAACCAAGTAAATTTAGAATTATGACACAGAAAGAACGTATTGAGAACGCAACCACAAAGCAGGCGGTCGTGTTCATCTGGATCTACTCCTGGGTTATTGTGAGAAACCTAGGAAGAGCAATCAACAAGGCAGTTCACAAGCTGCCATGGTTGTTCATCGTGATAACGGTAGTAATCTCATTCATCGTTAGCTTCGTTTTCATCTCTGAGGCAAGGGCAGAACGAGATAGCTACAACAAGAAATTGGTACACGCAACACAGCAGCTTGATAGCTTCTATGCTGCATACGGAAATATTAAATCAAAGTAAATATGAAGAGATACAAACATACAATAGTAATGATCCTGCTCGTTATCGCAGCATTCATAGTAGGTTACGGATTCATCTGCTTCATGGTTGAATATATTTTCCTTTCGCTCCTGATGGTCTTCTGTATCAGTTGCGCATTGGCAGTAGAGAGGGAGGTGTAGCATGCAGACAGGATGGAACCCGAATTTCTCTAGACCGGTGTTAGCTAGAATTCCGGTCAAAGTACCAACCGAAGAGCAGGTGAATCGCTTCTATATGCTCTTCTATTCTATGGTCGGCGGTTTCGCCTCAATCGTTCAGACACAAATCACCGACACATACAACCTCATCAAGGAGAACAAGAAAATCTTCCGCTTTGAGACTAAGAAGAGAATTACAGAGGCAAAGGGGTGCTCTGATGAACTCATCGATGCCTTCATGCACTATATGAAGGAATGCGGTATGTCCCAACTCTGGATGGATATGACTGATAACATCGAGGATGACTTGAAGCTTGATGTCCAGAAATGCTTTTATGCCATCGATAACCAGTTCCTCAAGCATCACGTAAAAGAGCATAAGATGTACACAATGCTCCTGATGTCGGAACTGATGAGCAGTATGCTTGTAAGCTCAGTAGAACGCTTTGCTGAGATGATGGATAAGTACAACGGAATCCACGCTGTCAACATCGCAGAACGCTTCACGAATCCTATCCGAGGAGTTTATGCTCGTATGCGCAATGCTATGGAGATTCTCTACCCGGTCAAGGTTGACAAGGAAGTCTTCTCTGAATGCCCGGATAAGTTCAACCTCGGCTTCGAGATTATCGGACAGAAGGTACTCGACTGGAAACGAGCCGAGAACGCCCTAGCAAATGCCTGTATCCTCAACGGCTTCAACCTTAATGCTGATGGTGAGTTCCTGGAGAATGAACAGGATAATACCGGTACACCTTGGAACGAGACTCAGACGAGGGCTTTGACTGTCGCTTATTCGAACACCTCGAATAAACAGATTGCCAGGATCATCGGCAGAAGCGTTTACGAGGTTACAAAGCAAGCTAAGAAACTCGGATTGAAGAAATCTGAGGAATATATTAGAGAGACTAGAATAGCTAATTTAAAACGTAAGAAAAATAAATACAACGAGGAGGTGTAACTATGGAAGATTTACCTGTAGGCTCAGAAATCGTCTTGAAGGTGGTTGAGACCGAGAAGGAAGAATGCAATGGCTGTTTTTTCGATGAGATAAGTAGTAACATTTATGAAAATGTTTGCGGTGATTTTGTCTGTAGCGCAAGCACAAGAAAAGACGGAAAGAATGTTCAATTCAAAAGAGTAAAGTGATATGGAAGAAAAGGTTAATGTAGCGGAAATCCTAAAGGATAAGCCTGAGAAGACAATCTTGTATGACACAATGCGTGATATTAATGTATCTCTTTATGTTGTCGAAAAACGAAATGGGGAGACCAATATCTTCTGTGATGGTATGGAAAAGTTTAAAGGATGTAGTTTTGTGTATTCTGATACAGGAGCAGATTCTATATTCCGCAAAGGAATGCAACTTCTTAAACCATCCAAGGAAATGCAAGACTGGGAAAAGTTCTCGTGGAAGAGGGGTGATGTACTTATCAGTGATTGTGGATTTGTGTGCATCTTCAAAGAATGGGCATCTGATGACTATACTAAATTCAACGGATGTTATTTTGATGGTATGCCAAATGCAGAAACGGCTAAGTATAGCAAGTTAGATAACAATACTGCCTATGGTTATATCAGAGAGATTGAGAATAGATGTGGCGGTAAGTTAAACCTTGAAACTTTGGAGATTGAAAAACAGAATGAGTTCAAGGATGGGGATATAGTAACACAAGGTGTTCTCAAAGGTGTTAATGTTTGTATTATAAAAAATTGTATAGATAAATTTGATAATAAATATAATTATTATGCAAGATATAATACCCAAGATAAAGAGATAAACTATGATGACTGGTCTCATTTCTCTCCTTTTGCTAAATTTGCAACAGACTCAGAGAAGCAGCAACTCTTTGACGCTCTAGCAAAGGAAGGAAAACACTGGGATGCTGAGAAGAAACAGATTGTTGATTTGAAGGTGGAGAGCCTCTTCTGCCTGGTAGCAGTCAGAAGACAATATGGCTTGTTGAAGGTATCGAGGCTGCGCAATACGCCATGGGCTTTCCGAAATCGAAATTCTACCTCTATACTGCGTTCTTCGATTTCGATATTCTCAGAGATTGCAGCTACGAGTTCGACGGAATCTGCCTGACCCCTCACAAAAAGGTGGATATCGAGGAGTTTATCAGCATCAACGCCAAGATGCTTGACTTGAAGAGAAACCATTGTGTCGACTGGAATTTCGATCCCGACTGTTCACTCCGTCTCAACCTCTTCGCAGACATGAAGGCTCTTCTCCCTAAGGACATCGACCTGTCTATGTGGAAGGTGAAGGACATGGAGTGGGTGAAGGATTGTCCGGTTCCAGAGGGTGAGGACTTCCGAAGAATCAAAGAGTTGTTCTAGACTATAATTAAAAAATAGATACAATGAAGAAAATCAAATGGAAAATCGCCGCATTCGTGGCGTGGGTTGTAATAACCCTCATGGTCGTAGATGTCGGACTCAGAGGAGTGAGCAAGGCAGACACGACAACGAATATTGTAAGCGTGGCCATCCTCCTGTTATGGATTCTCGCTTCCATCGCAACGGATTGTTTAACATTCAAAAATAAAAAAGATGAAAAAGATTAAATTCGTGTTCATGTTGTCGCTGATTCTTTCAGCGTTGTGTTTAACTTCTTGCAGCGAGCGTATCGACGCAGGTTCTGAGGGTATCCTGGTGAACCTCTATGGCTCTGACAAGGGCGTTGATGACGTTAGCCTCGTTACCGGCCGCGTGTGGTACAATCCATTCACTGAGGAGGTCTATGAGTACCCGACATTCGTCCAGACCATCGACTACCCTGCGTTCACCATCAACGCCAAGGACGGCTCAGAGTTCACCGTGGACCCTACCGTGTCACTGAAGATGGTTGACGGCAATGCGCCGAGAGTGTTCAAGAAGTACCGCAAGGGGCTGAATGACATCATTGAAGGTACGCTCTTCAACTACGTCAAGGATGCGTTCCGTATTCAGCTCAACAAGTACACAACTGATCAGATTGTCAGCAACAGAGATTTGGTTGAACGTGCCATCGAGGCGCAGCTCAGCAAGGCTCTCGCCAGGGAGCACTTTCATCTAGAGCAGTTGACGTCAGGCTTGAAGTATCCGAGTTCCATCGTGGAGGCCGTCAATCAGAAAAACAAGGCTATCCAGGAGGCACAGAGAGCACTCAACGAGGTTGCGGTCAAGAAGGCAGAGGCGGAAAAGATGCTCGTGCAGGCACGTGCAGAACGTGAGGCCAATGAGCTCAAGACAGCTTCCCTTACTCCTGCTATCTTGAAAAAGATGTGGATTGAGAAATGGGATGGCAAGCTCCCGGTTTACGGGAACGTTCCTCAGATGATGATGACAACCAAGTAAATCACCGCATCCCCACGTCATTTCCCGATGGCGTGGGGATTTTCCTTGTTACCCGTTCAGATAGTCGATGACTTTTCGGTTCGCCTCGTCTATCTTCTTATTGTCGAACTGAATATAGAGCGAAGTCGTGTCGCTATCCCACTCACTATGGCCCAGAGCCTTGCCGATAACTTCCTTCGGAATATCAATGCTCGCCGCTATGGTGGCCCAGCTTCTTCTGGCAGTGTACCATATTATATCCTTGTGAAGTGGCTTGATCTCCTTCTTGACCAATGCACCACGCTTATTCTTCTTCATCTCGGTAGGTCCGATTCTCTTCAGATAATCACTTAGCGTTCTTCTGAAGCTTGATTCCTTCGTTCCGTCATCCAGAATGCACAAAAGATGGTCCTTTCCCTTATACTTCTTGATGATTTCCATTGCTTCCGGCTCAACCTTGATGTCGTAGAGCCTGCCGGTCTTGTTGCGCTTGTACTGGATGCGCCCTCTCTTGATGCAGTCGGCAGGAAGTTCGAGCAGGTCGGATAGATTGATGCCAATCAGATAGAACCCAAGCATAAACAAGTCACGGTACTTCTCCATGAAAGGCTCTACCGGAAAGTCACGATACTCCCTCATCTCCTCGGCGTTCAGATACAGATACTGCTGACGCTCCGTCTTGATAGAGAACTTGCGGAATGGATATTTGGTAGTAATCTCGTTGTCTATGGCCCAGTTGAATACCGTACGTATGTTTCTTAGGTCGATGGCGATTCCACCGTTCATGCGTCCTTTCAGGAGCTCATGCGCCTGGAACCTTTCGAGCCAGTCTCTGTCAATATTGTCGAAGTCGGCATGCTCATCGAAGGATTCAATCCTCTTCCTCGTTCTGAGGAATATCTCCTTGGTGCTGTCCTTGGCCTTTGTCTTGATGAACTCATCGATGTAGTAGAGGATATTCTTCTCTGCCGTCGAAGCCCTTCCGTTGATGATGGCCTTGATTTCATCCTTCATCCTTGCTGCCGGAAGTTCTCCGTTCATATAGATATATTCCTCCACGGACGCAAACAGCCTCGCAAGCATTGCCGTCTTGGCTCTTGCGTTCGGAACACTCTTCGGGAAGATCATCCCGCTGAACTTGACCGTACTCGTGATTCCGGTATAGACCTGGAATCTCTTTCCGTTGTAACTTATGATGAAGAAAACCTTCAGTGACTTTCCTTCAACGTATGTCTTGATGCTATTCAT